CGGACAAGCTCCGAAAGTTACGTGCGCACTACTTCACACGTGATTCACGTTATGACGATCTATTGGCGATCCGTCAGGGCAAGATCGATCAGGTCTTCCCGGGTATGTTCTCAGAGGACTATCCAAAGCCTATGATCGCAAACTTCATCGACGTTGCTGCACGTGACGTTGCCGAAGTTATCGCTCCGCTCCCTGCTTTCAATTGCATGACCACCAACACCACATCAGACCTTTCTCGCAAGCGGGCTGATAAGCGCACCATGATTGCTGCTGGTTATCGCGACACAGCCAACCTACAAACCATGATGTACACCGGTGCTGATCGCTACCTCACCTTTGGCTGGCTCCCATTCCTCATTGAAGCGGATTACGAGAACAAGCGCCCAATGATCCGCATCGATTCTCCTATCGGTGCATACCCAGAATTTGACCGTTTCAACCGCCTTGTTTCATATTCAAAGCGTTACGTCAAGACTGTACGCGAATTGATCAATGACTTTCCTGAGCATGAAAATGTTATCCGCGGTCAGTTTGAGAACCGCAACTCTGAGCGCATCCTTGAGATGTATCGCTATCAGGATAAAGAACAACTAGTCTTATTCTTGCCTGAGCGCAACAACTTTGTCCTTTCACGTGTAATGAACGAGCTTGGCGAAATTCCAGTAGCCATTGCCCTTCGTCCCGGCGTTGACTCAGATGAGCATCAGCGTGGTCAGTTTGATGACATTATGTGGGTACAGGTTGCTCGCTCACGCTTTGCTTCTCTTGCCCTTGAGGCAGCACAGAAGGCAGTGCAGGCACCATTTGCTTTGCCATCAGATGTTAACGTTCTTGAGATTGGTCCAGATGCGACTATTCGCTCTGCTAATCCACAGCAGATCCGTCGTGTCGATCTTAACGTTCCACCGGGAATTTTCCAAGAGAATGAAATTCTCGATCAGGAAATGCGTACTGGCTCACGTTATCCAGAAGGCCGACTTGGTCAGCAGTCTGGTTCTATCGTCACTGGTCGTGGCGTTGAAGCGCTCATGGGTGGCTTTGATACACAGGTCAAGACAGCACAAGGCGTATTCGCAGAAACATTTAAAGAAGTTATACGTCTATGCTTTAAGATGGACGAGAAACTCTTTGGCGATGTAACCAAGGAAGTACGCGGCATTAATGCCGGTGCTCCATATCAGATCACATACAAGCCAGCAGATGACATTCGTGGAGATTACTCTTGCGATGTTACCTACGGCATGATGGCTGGTCTTGATCCAAACCGCGCATTGGTATTTGGATTACAGGCACGTGGCGATAAGTTAATCTCACGCGACTTTCTCCGCCGTCAAATGCCTTGGGAACTTAACGTTACCCAAGAAGAAGAACGTGTTGAAGTTGAAGAGCTACGCGACAGCCTCATGGCTGCCGTTGCTTCGTATGCAAACGCATTACCGCAAATCGCAATGCAAGGCGGTGACCCATCTAAGGTCATCAACGCCATTGCTCAGGTGATTCAAGGCCGTCAAAAAGGCGATCCTATTGAAGAGATTGTCATGCAAGCATTTGCTCCTGCACCAGCACCACAGGCACCAGAACAGCCTGCTGCACCGGGAGCAGAGCAAGGACAGCCAACACCCGGAGCACAGCCGGGGCAACCACCAATGGCACAAGGCGCGCCGCAAGGCCAAGGTGGCAATGCTTTGCAAAGCCTGTTAGCAGGCCTTTCGTCTTCTGGTAACCCGCAGTTAGCTGCATCGGTTAGCAGACGCTCACCCGCCTAACGTTACGAGTGAGAAAACCAATTCCCTATAGGAGATAAAAAATGGCAGTATTCAAATCAAATCTACAGTCACCACCAGTTAAGGTGGCAATGCAGGGTGGAATGGGATCATCTGAGGCTACAACTCAGAAGACCGGCATCCAAGATGCACCATCAGCAAAGTCAACTGGCAAGTCAGACATTAAGTTCACAGTCCAGCCATCTGGCACACGCGGCTCTGGCACAACTGCTGGAAAGCCACGCGCTTAATCAATGTATGACGAAGAGAGCGATAACGCCAATCAGGTGTTATCCGTCTGGGATGTTGTCGCTCTCTTTGCACATTTGTTAAAAGATTTATTTGTAAGTTTTGCAAAGTTTTTTGATGTATTGAGCAATATGTTTCTACATCAAGCAAATGTCGCGGAAGAGCAAAAACTCTTTCACGATGATGTTGTCCGAACCATTGAAACAATTATAGAGGGTGAGTGATTATGGCAGGCAAAGGCGGCTATCAAGCTCCAGCACGTCCCGCTGTTCAATCAGGCCCCGGGGCTTTAAGCCAACGCACCGATGGCGGACCTGCATCAAAGCAAGCAATGCGTTACATCTCTGGCATGCCTAATTACGGCGATGGTCAGGACATGATGCAGATCCAAGGCGGCGCTCCTATGGCCGCTACGCCTTCTCCTGCTGCACAAACAGCGCAGGGTGGGCAACAGCAAGGTGGCATGGCTGTACCGCCAGAAGGTTTTATTGGAGCGCATCAACCAAGCGCTGCCGATAATGCTTTGGCACCAGTTGCCACGCAACAACAGCAGGCTAATAATGGTATTCAGAGTGCGCTATTTTTGCTAAACTCTTTGGGTGATAATGCTTCACAGCAGGTTAAGTCCATTCGCAATGTACTTGCCGCCCACCTAATGAATCAGTCACAAGCAGGAACAGCACCTACTGCACCATCACCAGCGGCTCAGCCAATGGCGGGTGGACAGTAGCCTATGGCAGATACATTTAAGCCAGCACCTTCGCCAACATATACGCCATCACCAGAAGCAAGCACACTCGCTGCCAATCTTGATGCTATTGGCAAGGCTGGCCACACTAATCTTAACCCTCTTGCGCAGACAACAGTTGCGCAGAACGCGGGTAGCACACAAAGCGTTGTCGATCATGCTGGTTTAATTAGCCAAGCAACTCAACAGACTACGCCAGAAAAATCAATTTCTGAACCTGCCATTAACAACAATCCCGGCCTTTTACAGATGGCTGCTTCATTCCTGCATCACCAATATGGCCCAATTCCAGTCCTTACATCTGACGTTGGCAATATCCAACAAGGTTTGCAGGCTAGAGGATATGGCAAAGGTTTGCCGCTCAATGTTTGGAACACCAACTGGCAGCAAGCTCTTAACCAACACGCTTACGATGTAACTACTGCTCCTAGCTTTGGTAACGTTAAATCTCTTCCATTGTGGGAACACGTTATTAACGAAATTAACGTACCGGGTTGGTCTTCGACCATTGTTCACGCTGTAGCAAATTACGTACAGCACATGCCTGCCATGGGTCGGCAATTGCTTTCTGATCTTGCTGGTGGCGTAGCCGCAGACTTTACAACTAACCCATTGGGTAATGGCAAGGCTTATCTCAACAAAGAAGCGTCAGTTTCTTCCGGTATTGAAAATGCGCTTGGTGGCAAGGCTGATAAAAATAAAATTGCGTTAAACGAAAACCAACGCTTAGTTGGCGATCTTGGTAACCTTCTTGGACTTGTTACTCTTGCTGGCACAGGTAAAGCAATGGCCACATCTGTAGGTGCCGTTGGCAAGTCATTACTTGCAGATACTGCTGCAAAAGAAAGCGTACCTGCTGCCGCTAAAGCGTTATTGACTCGTTCATTGCCAGAATCTGCTGCATCCACTCCGACATTCTTTGTGTCAAAGAGCCTTTATCAAGATGGAGTTGAAGGCGCTAAAGGTACAGGTCTATTGCGCTGGATGGAAAATATCCCAGTAGCAAAGCGCTTGCTTCCTGCTATTGATGCAATGGATACACCCGGCTCAATGTATTATAGATTTGCAATGCAAAAAGCATCGCTAATGAAAAACCCTATTTGGCAAGTAGCCGCTCAGGCTCAAGCCAAAGGATCATTAGCTGGTCTTGGTCTTGTCGGCATTGGTGAGGCAGAGAAGAAAGCCGGCATTAACGAGCAGGATGCCAACCTTGCAGCTCCGTATCAAGGCACATTGGCCAACGTAGCCAATGGTCTTTCAATGTTCATGGGTCACCCAACCATTGGTTTAAAGGCTAGCCAGAATGTTGGTCAAGTTGTTGACGCTGCGCATGGCGCATTAAGCGATGCTCTTGGTCCAATTAACATGGATTATGTTCTTAAAAAAGGCTTGGGTATTTCCCTAGCCGATCTTCAAAAGAATCTTGGCCATGAAAACGTTAACGATCACTTCCTTAACACTAAAGTTAACCAGTACGCTGCTTCACATTATGCCGATGAAATGCTTTCAGATGCTATTAAAAATGGCACAGTAGATCGCAATAGCATACAAGCACAGACCATGTTTAAGCAGTATGAGCATGATGCTCTTAATGATCCAACGGGTATTCTTGCACCCACTCGCGACTCACTTATTCGCCAGCCAGACGTGCTTGCAAATTACTTTAGAAAAGACTTTGCTGGTCAGTTGGGCGCAAATGTCCGTAAAGGCGTAACTGATAGTTACGACATTAACGACAAAAACAAAGAGCGCTTTTACAATGCTATGCGCAACCTTTTTTCAACCAAGTCCGACATGTCAGTTCTTCTTTCTGCCGAAAATCGCAACCTTTTGCATGGCTCTCGCACTCAAGCAAATGTCGAAGATGTTCTTTCTAACGCATTGCGTGAAGACTGGGGCAAGCGTCAAACTCCATTTAACGCTCTTGTTAAGAGCAAAGTTGAGGCTCAGCCACTTGCCGAAGGCTCAAAGGCAATGGTTTATCAGGGCAAAGCACAGCCGCCTTTGTACCACGTTAACCGCAGCGTTAGCGAATACATGCCAGATCCAGCAAGCCTTGAGTCTAATACTCGTTTTGGCAAAGGCATTAAAGCAACAGAAGATGCTGCTATTGCAGGTCGTGATCGCACTAATGTGTACACGCTTCGTTACAACCCAGTAAACAATGAAGAGCCAACTTTTCTTGATTTAACTAAGCGTGGTCAGGCACCAGCAGTTACTGCTAAATTGCAGGCCTTACAAGGCACTGGCGCTACGCGCAATGAACTTGGTTTAATTGGCAAAACTCCAAAAGAGTATAGCCCTGAATACAAGACATTTGCCAAAATGCTCAAGAACAAGGCAGATTATTCTGGCTCAGATATTCTTGATGCTTACCGCAGCGCTCTTAAAGCCGCTGCCCGCATTAGTCCACAAGAAATTGATAAGCGCATTGCAGATGTTACAAGCGCTGCAATGACAGCAGATGGTCATGCTGGATTTAAATTTACAAACCGTGCTGGTAATGTAACCCACGTGGTCAATAGTGACCGCGCTATTGCCAATATGACCCAGCTCGACTCTTCCCTTACTAAAGACAGTATTATTCCGGCTTACCTTAGAGCTAACAATGTTAACGGACAAGGTGTAATCGGCCTTGCCCGTAATGATACTTTTATTCAGCAAGATGCTCAGAAGGCTGCCAATGCTTTCTTTAGCCGCTTAAATAAAGCAGGCTATGATCAAGAAGTTGCGCAAGCGCAATCAACTTTGCAACTTGAAGGCAAGCAACTTGCCAAAAACCCAAACATAGAACTTAATGCCCCGCTTCCAAAATTAGATCCACAAAACCTTAACAAAGAAGCACTCAATGTGCTTAACGAGGCTCGCGGTATTCTTATTAAGAAGTTGGGCTTTGACTCACTTCAAATCAATAAGTTGGATCCAATTGGCGCAGTTTCTTTGCTTTATCGCGAGTCACATGGTTTAGCGTCTGAGGCTATGTTGCCTGTTAACGCGCCAAAGGCAGCGGTTGATGCAGTTGCGCGTTTGGCCCAGAAGGGCTATCGCCCTGTTCTTGGTACAGATATTGGTCATGCCTATGAGGCACCAATCCTGCACCCAGTTATCGCAGATCAACGCACATCACTCCTTCGCCGCGCAGCCCTTGCGCTTAAGATGGATCCAAGCAAGGTAAGCGATATTTCTGTGGCACAATCACGCGATACTGCCGTTAAGCAAGAAATTGATCGCCTTTTTGCCTCTGGCAAAGTGCAGCCAGTAGTTGGCGATAACTCAAGCACCATTGTTAATATCCTTCGCGACTACGCGCGTTCTGGCTCACAGATCAATAATACCGGCAATAAAGTTGCCAATGCTATTCGAGGCTGGGGCCAAGGCCGCCGCGACCAGTTGATTACTCAGCTCATGGGCGATACAAGCAACCTTACGGTCAAAGAAGAGCGTGAATTGCATGATGCTGCTGTTGCCAAGGCAAATGAAATTCTTGGCTCACAACGCCGCATGTCTGATCTTAGTTACAAGCAAATCGTCAAGGCTCTTACGCAGCCAATTGCAAAGGGCGCTAAAGATTATCTTGGAGATGTAACGGAACGTTACTCAAAAGAAGATGCTGCCAAGATCGCCAAAGCGGTCATGGTTGGTATGGCTAAATCTCCGGGCTACACAATGGGTCTTGGCAAGGGTGAAGACTTTATTCGTGCATCTGGTGCAATGGCTACCAATGCAACCGCTTCATTCTTTGGCAAGGTTCCTTTGCTCAAGAATTACAAAATCGGTGAAGGCCCAATCGCAGCAGCGATTACTGCCCTTCCAAGCAACCTCACTGCGCTCCGTAATCAATGGCGCTTTGATCTTAACCCTATTTTTTCAGCTCGCCGTTTAGCCAAAACAAATATCAAGGCTGCCACTGAGGGCGTTCCGCTAACTCGCAATCCTTACAATGCGATGACAAATCTTGGCATTAAAGATGAAGCGTATAGCATCCTTGGCCGCACTATGCCAAAGGTATATGCAAAGGCTCAAGAGTTAGATACTCTTGATCGCTTCTTGCAGCAAAATGACGTATTTGGTTGGTATAACCCAGCGCACAACATGGCTTGGCAGGCATACCACCTCAAGCAACTTGGCCTATCTGATGCTGAGATTACGCAGAAACTAGAGAAGATCAACACTTATGGTGACCGTACTCCACTTGAGCGTACAGTCAACACGATCTTCTATCCATTCTCGTTTAACAAAACTTTATACAAGAACATCGGTGGCTACCTGCTAGACCATCCGGGCGAGAACGCTTTGCTTGCTGCTGGCTTTATGCTGTACAACCATCTTGATCCTAATAATCAAGATCCGGGTAATGGTTTGCAAGCATGGTTTAATAAGCACTTGCCTTTGATCCAAGATTTTCAGAAACTCAATGCCTTTGAGCATGGCACTGGCTTAGGCCAGTTTGGTGGTATCAACGCGCCATATTTGCAAAAGGCACCATATATTAAAGAGTTTATGAACCTCTTTAGCCCACAGGCTATTACGCCTGCCAATGCTCCGGGCGCGCTTAAGACTCTCACCAATATGGTCCCAGCACTCAATGAGTTGAATGGCCTACTCTTTAACGTCAACCTCAATACCGGTGCTGCGCAAGCAGGCGGTGTTGGTTCAGGTCGCTTGATCGAAACTGGCAAGGTTGGCTACTGGGCAGCAAAGAACCTTGTTGAACATTCAGTTGATCTAGCAAATCATTTGCTTGGCAAGAAAACAGATCGCACTTATTACACATCTGTCTTGCCAGATAGCGCTCAGATTCAAGCCGGTGTTGATGCTGTCACTTCGCTTAAGGCTCAGCTTGCACCATTGGTCGGCAGTGGCCAAACATGGCCTAAAGTTGCTGGTGTACCAAAGGATGTACAGGGTTTGCCATATAACGCAACAAGTTTTGAATTATACGCACACGCTCTTTACCCAGCATATACGCCGGGCGCTGGCGCTGGCGTAGCCATTCAAAAACAATCCGCTGCATTGGATTTTGTACAGCGTTTGCAAGGCACATTCCGTTATGACGCATATAACCAGTTTAATACCATTGCAAAGTCTGCCGTAACTAAGTTGGCAAAAGTAACAGATGCTAACTCAATTCAAGCAATTGCAACACCATTGCGCGCTTTGGCTGTTAACATTGCAGAGCAAGATCCAAAGTTTGCAGTGTTTTATAATAAGTTCTATGAAAGCGCTTTAGGTCCAATTGAAGGGTTTACCAAATAATGGCTATTAAACCAAAACAAAACATTACGGTTGATCCTTCGGTTGCCGCAGCAGCGGCAGCATTGGGCGGTGGCAGCACCGCTGCTACCACATCAGTAACCTCTGCCAAGGCACAGGCAAATACCCCTATCAGAAATGATTACGGTTTTGTTGTCAACGGCAAACAGCCAGCAACTCTTACTTTGGCACAACTTAAAACAGCCCTTGCTGATTCTACAAATAACGCACCAGCCATTATAAAAATGACTCGCGATGTTGGCAGCGTACCAAACGGTCCTTTAAGCACACTCGGGACAATAACATTAGATGGCAAACTTAGTCCAGTTGAGCAAAACGCTCTTGGAACATATGCCCTTGGTGTTGTCAACACAACCAAGGGTGGACAGCCTGCTTCTATTGCAGATGCGGTAACAAGCAAATTGACCCCACAATCAATTAGCCCATATGCAATTAACTCAACAATTAATCTTAAGAACATAGATCGTCCAGATATTGCTGCGGTCAAGGCAACAGTAACTGATCTTTATGAGCAGCTTCTTGGCAAGAAAGCGGACGATGCTACAACAACTAAGTGGGCGCAAGTTTATGATAACTATGCAGCCAGCCGTCCAACATCTCAAACCACTGGCGCTGTTACATATGGCTTGCAAACAGTCCCATCGGCTGCGGGTGGCGCAGGATCTAATCGCTTGATTCGTTCAGGACAGCAAGAAACTACTGTAACAAATAACCTCACCGCATCAGATTTTATTAAAAATCAAATTGTTGATTCTGGCGATTACAAGGCTTTCCAAGCCTCTGGCGCTGCAATGAATTTACTTTCTAACATGGCTGCAAAAGAAGCGGGTGTTGCATAATGGCTGACAAACCAAAAGTTACGTCTTCTCAAGTAGCAGCAGCGGAGCCGGGTCTTGGCAGTATTCTTTCCCCCGGATCAGATTTTGCTAAAATTCTTCACGATCAGAATGGCGCTCAATATGCCTTCTGGAAAACAACGGATGCTAACCTGCCCGGCGTTAAAGACGGCACTGGTTATTCCCTTTGGAAGTTTATTAACGATGCTGTTGATAAAGGTTGGATCAATGCAACCGATCCAACAAACTTTGAAAATGGCTTACGTAGTACCGATTGGTTTAAAGCCAATGGTGCGCAAGCCTTACAGGCTGCTGCCGATAAAGCCTTATCGTTAGATGCTAACGGAAACGTATTACCAAACAGCAAATATGGCATGGAACTTCAACGCCGTATTGATGGCATTAGTGCAGTTGCAACCCAGCAAGGTTATAAACTTAGCCCAGAAATTCTGCAAGGTCTTGCCGAAGGCAGCCTTATGGATGCTTACGATCCAAATA